CGGAGGTAAATCTATGCTGGCGATGTTTGCTATCATAGAACTGCAGAAACGCGATAAAGAAGCGCTCGCTATCTGGCACGACGCGGAGTTTAGCTTCTCGCCGTCTTTCTTCAGGAAACTTGGAGGCGATCCAGAGCGCTTGATCATCAGAAGGACTAACAAACCGGTAGACTTCTTCGACTATATAGCAAATGAGGTACTAGAGTCTCTTCAGGAAGGCGTCCCTATCAAGGCTATAGTCTTAGATAGTGTTCGAGCTCTGAGATATCCTAGGGAAGTCAACAAGAAGACAACAGAAGACATGCTGATGGGCGGTGATGCCGCTGCTTATCTAGGATCTGCTATTAAACTCATTCTCCCCGTGATTGCTAACTTCAAGATCATGACTATTTTTGTTCAGCAGGTATCGCAGCAGATGGATCCCATGAAAGCGTTGAGAAATCCATATATTATTCCGTCTGGTAATGCCCTGAAACACGCGGCCGATGTCATGCTCGAGATCGTAAGACTTGATACTAAAGCAGGTACTGTAGTCTCTGGTGAAACTATAACAGGTAGTGCTATGCAGGTCGGTCACAAGATCCGCGTTCGTGTTAAGAAGAATAGACTTGCTGTGCCATATCGCGTGGCGCAGTTTACAATCGACTATAACAAAGGCGTTGTTGATATTGTCAACGAGTTGTTTGATCTAGCGAAATCTCTTAATGTTATCAAGCACCCTGTCGACGAGGATGGTAAAGAGAATACCCTGAAGTGGCAGTTACTTGATAACGAACCTGTACGTGGTGAAGATAATATGCGCAAGTGGATTATCGAGAATCCACAGTTGCATCAGGCAATATATGACGAGTGCTGCAAGGTGTCTAACGGCACGATCACAGAACGAAACACTCATGTAGAGGAAGACGGTGAGGATGGAGACTCGTTCAACGTAGATCTGGACAAGATCTAGTATAGGATCGTACTTTGGGACGCAAGGCATTATTGATAGGTGATCTCCACTTCACGATAAATCGTTTCCAGTTGCTTAAAGCAGTGATAGACTGGATGCATAAGTTGGTGGAGACTCATTCTCCTAGTATAGTGATCAATCTTGGCGACTTCTTCAACAACCATGCCGTTTTAAGATCTGAGGTCTTATCAGAGTTCAGGAATCATGTAGACTTTATTACTTCTAGAGGTATAGATTACTACTATATACTCGGCAACCATGATTTCTATCAACCTAAAGACAGTACATACCACGCCTTGAAAGCTATCAGAGGTATAAGCGATAGATTACATATCATAGATAAGCCGATAGATATTGGAGATATAACTTTTGTCCCGTATATGCCTGATCCCTCCTTGTTCCCACGTACTGTCAGACCTCTGTGTTTTGCCCATCAGACCTTCATTGGTGCAGACTACGGTTATAAACGAGCCGATGTCGCGGTGAACGCTGATGACGTATCTGCAGATATCATAGTTAGCGGACACGTGCACAAGAGGCAGACATTCGGTAACGTGATATATCCTGGCACTCCGTATGCCATAGATGTAGATGATGTCGACCAGTGTAAGGGAATAACGATACTAGATCTCGACACATACGAGCAGATTTTTATAGAATCACCGTTCCCCAGATGGCGTAGTGTGACCGTACCTCTATCTAGCGATTATTCTATAGATGATGCCCATCGAGATCTGTCTTCCACGTTAACCCCTGTAGATAACTGGGTTGTCACCATGGAAGGGGCAAAAGCTGAGATATTTTCTTATATAAATTCAGATCAGTACAAAGATCTCACTAAGAAGTTCAGAATAATACTGAAGACTAACATAACGGATGCTATAAAGCGCGATAAGCAGATAAAGTCAGGAACCATAGACGAGATGCTGGTCGAGTATGTAGATAAGATATACGACGGCACAGTGGACAAGAGTAGTCTACTCACCTGCGCACTGGATATCTTAAAAAAGACTAGAGTTAACAAGGGTTAGATAGTATCTGACTTCATTCCTGGTATAATCATAGGAGACTTATATGGACACAAGAGAACTTTTAAACATGATAGATAACAATCGTTGGCTGATAAACAACGGTATTGTGTCTGATTATATCAAGGATAACTTGTTCGAGTTCGCGGCTTTAACACATGAGGATGTCAAAGCTGTTGGATGCGACATTGATGTGAGCAAGAAACTCATACATTACTCGCTTTTTGTCCCCGAAAATCTGCTAGAACGATATAAAAAGTATACTAAATTAGTTAAACTACACAGATCCAAGAATATAAATTTGTTTCAGAAGATATCATTGTGGCATTTACTGAGACAGTCCAGTAAACGATATGAGATATTGAACTTTAATGAGACACTAGATCAATGTGTTAAGAATCTGTGCGGCAATAAGTGGAATACTATCGTCAAAGTACTTGACGTTAAAGAGTATACACCTAATTTTGGAGATAGAAGTGGACAGTCACCAGCTGGCGAAAATATGTCAGATTATAGAAAGTCTGACGGGTGACGAGGATCATCGCAGCGAGTTATGGGTTTGTTACTTAGAGAATAAGTCCACGCGTAACTTTGTAGATCGATTATTCAAGTTGAAAATGGATGAGAAGCGTTACGAAGCGCTTCAGAAAAATGTATTCGATATATTCCAGACTGCTGATAACTTTGATATTAACTTTTTTTTGAGTTATTTCAGCGAAGTAGAGCAACTCATACTAATGCATATCGCGCTCGGATTTAAGATACAGGAGATAGCATCGTACAGCGGTCTTGATCTTCCTAAAATTAACAATGTGCTGAAGCATATACGTTCCAGAGATATATGGCAGAACTTCCGAAGTTGTTATAAGTATAATAAACAGTCGTTATAGGATGTTACACTATGGCTTTTAAGAGAGATCTTACAGAAGAGGAACGCTATGGTTTATCTGAAGAAGAGATAAAACTAGCTACTAAGTGGCTTCGCAAGCACAAGACAGCTGGTGTACTCAACGATATAGATTCCGCTCAGTTATTCGAGTTATTCTTGCTTGGAGTAACACTAGGTAAGATAGCCGATCAGTATCCGCAGCATACGCTGGGTAAGATATGCTTGACGGCAGCGTTGAAGGGGTGGGTCAAGGATCGCGACCGTATGATGTGCACGCTGCAGGATAAGGTTCGCGCGAAGGTGCTCAAGTCTGTCATCGATCAGGTCGATTTCCTGTCAGCTCTGCTAGCGGTAAGTAATGCAGAGCATATAGACGCCATGCGCAAGTATATCTTAGATCCTGCGAACAATGCCGCGCCCACTCTACGCATCAAGACCATTAAAGAATACAAAGAAGTAGCAGAGACACTATATAAACTTATAGTTAGTTCTAATAATTCTAGCGGCGGTAGAGGTAGTGCTCTAGGAACTGCACTGAGTGGTGGTCCTAGAAGTACAGAACCAGCTAAAGAGTTGTCAGCCGCTCAGTTGATTGCAGAGAGCATGAACGAGCCGAGTGAACCGAGTGAACCCGAAGAACCAGAAGACAGTGATGAGCAGCACGAATAATCAAGGACGCATACTTACAGAAGAGGAGAAACGGCTTAAGATGCTGCTTACTCCATGTAGGACTAAGAAAGAACTATATCGCTGGATACAGTATCATCTCGCCCTCAGTCTTCCTGACAAGATCGTCTCTAGATATGCTAATTCGTCGCCGTTTGATTTTATATGGGAACTGTACGAGATAGTAGTACTGAAGAGAAATCCTAAAAAAATATCTGAGATACTCGGTGTTGCCGGTCGTGGTACTGGAAAGACGTTGGGTATGGCCATATTTGAGTTCTTGTCTGTGCTCCATGATGGAAGGGATACAGTGCACGTCGGAGCGATCATGGCACAGGCTGAACGCTGCTACAACTATATAAAAAGTTTCACAGTAAATAAGAGAGTCAAAAATATCATCTCGCCGTCAGGCGTCTCTGATGAGATGCGGATTTTAGAAAAATCTAACATGAGCAAGTCTGATTTTAACATCGATGGTAATAAAGTCACTCTTGAGATTCTACCGTGCACCATGAAATCTACTAACGGTCCTCACGCGCCGCTTGTTGTGGTAGATGAGATCGATACGGTCGATAATGAAGGTCTGAAAGCCTATAAAGAAATCAACGGTATGCTGGATACTAAGTCTGGTAAGAAAGCTCTTCGTGTCGGCATATCAACTAGAAAGAGTCGCTACGGTCTTATGAACAGGCAGATAGAGAATGCCGAGAAAGAGAACCGCGAGATAAGAAAGTGGACTCTGTTCGAGTTCACCGAGCGCTGCAACGACGATCATTCCGGTATCAATCCTACTATCGGGTACGTACTGCAGGAGAACATGGAGACACTCACTGAGAAAGAGTACGAGCTCAAGGATAAGCAGAAGCAGTCATCGTACGTCAAGCATACTTTCCCCGGTGAAAAATGCATCAAGTGTCCTATAGCTTCTATATGCTTGGGCGATGCTAAGAATCAGAAATCTCAGTCCAACATGTTGAAACCCTTGGACGAGTTTATAAAGAAGGTACTGACGTCTGGAGTAGACTGGGCACTTGCTCAGCTGATGAATCTACAACCCTCTGTTGAGGGGATCATATATCGTGAGTTCGAAGAGAAGAACCATGTTAGGACATGGAGTCAGATGTGGAAGACGCTGACTGGTAAAGATTTTCCAGGAGAGTGCACGCATGACATGTTTGTAGCTAAATGCCATGACATGCGTCTACCTTGCTATGCCGGTATCGACTGGGGATGGAACGCGCCCAACACTGTCGTGTACTTCTTCGTTGACAAGAGAGACAACATCTTCGTTGTCAGATGCGACGGTATGACGCACGTCAGTCAACCGAGCTGGGTTCACTATATAAAGAACAAGTACCACTTCATGTACCGCTGCCAACTATACTTTCCTGACTCCGCCGATCAGGGCGCTATAGAAGAGATGAAGAAGGCGGGACTGACAGCAGCGAACAACGTCGATAAAGCCATAAATACTGGGATACAAGTAATCAAAAAATATCTTAGAACTCCAGGAACGCAGGAACCAAAGATTTTCTTAGCAAAGGAGACTACGGCACTGCTCATCAACGAGTTCTTGCTCTATCACTACAAACTAGATACGGCCGGTGTCCCGACCGAGATGCCAGAGGACGAGTACGACCACTATCTAGATGCGTTTCGTTATCCTATGTCAATGCTGTTCGGTAAGTCTATGATGACTATGGCTAATTTGACCGAAGATGATGTAGAAGGTAAAGTAAAAGACGTGAACGGTAATTTCTTCAGGGCACCATCTGCGGAAGAGTTCGCCGCGACTCACGGCATACCTTTTAACCCCGATGTAGATAAATCCAAGATTGGAAAGATAAGCAATAATAAGCATATAGAGAATGACGATGATGGAGATAGTGGAACAGGCGGCGATGGAGGATTTTTCTGGTCAGTTTAAAAAGCAAAGTAGTTTGGTATAATTAGAGTGTAAAATATCGAGGTCATATGGCTTTCTGGAATAATTTTTTTAAAAAGAGCATCGGTGGTGACATAGACGATCTTCTCAAGATAGAGGGTGACAGTGGTGGAACAGAAGATGTCCCCGCAAGTGCTGATGATGTACCAGAAAAAAAAGAAGAGAATCTAGAGACTCAGAAACATATCGGTAAGAAAGCTCTACTCGAAGATCCGTATTTTGACCATACGGCTCAGAACGTTATCTTCAAGATGCGTTCGTCAAGACTCTCTAATAAGACGTTGAAGGACGTCTCTGTCAGGGACTGGATTGTGTCTACGATCATCCAGGTCAGATGTGATACGTTGCCGAAGTTCTCGCGCCCGCAGCACGAGAGATATAAAGAAGGATATAGGATTGTCAAAAGGGAGAGATACGATCATCTCACACAGGAAGAACTTGAAGAGATACACGCGTTAGAAGATTTCGTATATCACTGCGGTCGCATAGAGAATACTCCTACTGAAGACAAGATGCTGTTCGGAGAATTCTTAAAACGAACATGTCGCGATATTCTCACGATAGGTCATCTGTCTGTAGAAAAGATAAAGACTCGTGCCGGCGCTCTGCACAGGTTTAGACCGGTTCCTGCCGAAGGTGTATACATCGTCGATAAGCACGCCTCTAAAGAACAGTTAGAATCTTCTATCAACGTTGCTAAATCTTCTTACGGCAGTTCATCTAACAACGATCCACAGAAGGAACAAGAGTTCAACATCCAAGATTTAGACTACTATAAGTGGGTGCAGGTATCACTGGATCAGACTACACTCAACGTCTACGGTGACGAGGATATGATATTCAAGCTCTTCAATCCGCAGAACTTTATGGACAGCATGGGATACTGCTATTCTCCGCTTGAATTAGCTATTATCAACATCACGAACCACCTCAACGTGGAGAACTACAACGCAAATTTCTTCACTCATGGTCAGGCTTCGCGCGGTATCCTGCATCTTAAAGGTACCGTCACGCAGTCTCAGTTGCATGCTTTCAGGAGACAGTTCTACAATAATATCAACGGCGCGCAACATGCCTGGAAGACTCCCATCATCGCCGGTCTCGACGACGTACAGTGGGTAGCGCTTGCTGGTACCAACAGAGAGATGGAATACATCAGCTTCAACGACCATATCCTGCGCAGCATCTGTGCGCAGTTCCAGATAGATCCTGTAGAAGTCGGTCTCGATTATCTAAACAGCGGTCTTGGCGCTAGATCACAGAATCAGCAAGCCAACAACGAGTACAAGATCATGTACTCGCGCGAGCGCGGTCTTCACCCGATCTTGATGTTCTACGAAGACTTCATCAACAATGATGTTCTGCCAACTCTTGACCCTATACTAGCTAAAAAATATAAGTTTGAGTTTGTCGGCTACCATGACGAGACGGCGCAGACACACGTCGCTCAACTGCAGGCAGAGATGACCGTGCACAGCACGATGAACGATCTACTGCGCTCAGTCATGAAAGAGAAGATGGATGAGCCGGTCGCTGATCTTCCACTGAACCAGGCTTTCTGGGGATTGGTCGAGAAGAACTACACTCGCGGCGAGATCAGAGAGCGTTTCTTTAAGGATAAAGGAGCTGCCGAACGTGAGGAACTCAAATACATCCCCGGTGACCAGATGTTTATGGCGTGGCAGCAATTACTTATTACTATGAATCAACAGAAGAAAGCCATAGAACAGCAGCAGGAACAGATGCAGCAGGCCGCAGAGATGCAGCAGAAACAGCAGGAACAGCAGGACCAAGAGAGTACGCGGGAACAGGAACGGCACGATATAGAAGTTGGACACCATAAATCCGTTGCAGCTCATGCCGCAGTGAACGCGTCTCAACCTGGTATGTACGATACCGCAAAAGAGTACGGAGTGGGATCTAAACCTCTCAGCGTAGGTGGCACTCCCGTTGCTAATCCAATCAATAAGTTAAAAAACGAATAAGTATAATCTTCTCGAGTCTTTTCATATCAGATATCGAGGATTATATGGCTTTTGTTATTCTAGAAGGTATCGACAGATGCGGTAAATCTACCGTAGCAGCATGGTACAAAAAACAGGGATACGAGATAGTGCATATGAGCGCACCAGACAAGAAGTATCTTCAACCCGGATATGCTGGACCGTCATACTTAGACGACATAGTTACCTTGTACGTGAATTTGTCTGGCAGGAATGTCGTCTTCGACCGCAGTGTGTACGGTGAGACTGTGTGGCCGATAGTATACGGTCGCGAACCCTTGCTCATAGACGACGACTTCGAGATCTTGAGAGAACTAGAAGTACAGAATGATGCCACTCATATCCTTGTATACGACCCGAATGTTGACTCGCACTGGAAGCGATGTGTCGACAACAAAGAACCTATCACGCGAGCGCAGTTCAAGACTGCTTCTGTGCTCTATACAAACATGGCGAACAAGTACAGTTTCAGTAAGAAGACGATACATGACTTTGCGGGCGGTACTCTCTTGAAGAAGCAGGAACAACCCGAGACAGTAGTCGTAGATAGTACACCGGTTGAGAGTCCAGTCGTCAGTAATCCAGATAAAGAAACGAGTGCCGTGTTAACGAAAACAGACGAGCAGGTCAAGTTAGAGAAAGCGAACGCCATCAACTTTATAC